ACAATATAACTTTCTCTACAGATCTTATTACTGGTGTCAAACTATTTCCTTTTCAACATATGGCTATTAAAGGCATGTTAGAAAGCGATTATTTTTTGGGCGTATGGTGTTTAGAACAAAATGAATACGTTCTTACTGAAACAGGATTTAAAAAAATCAAAGATATTCAAATAGGCGAAAAAGTACGCTCAAGAAATCAATTAAATAAAGTTTCAAATAAAAAATTCAATCCAGAAGAAGATGGTCTAGAAATAGTTCTAGAATCTGGAGATTCATTTAAAGCAAAAAAAGGCCATAAAGTTTTAGTATATATAAATAATAACTTTGAATTTAAAAATATCGAAGATCTTGTTAATACCGATTACTTGCCAATAAAAATCAATACGGATATATGGGGCGATAAAGACATTACAATTAATTCTAATATAAAAAGATCTGCTTATTTATTTTATTTGATGGGCTATGTTTTGGGAGATGGTTGGATAAATGAAGATGGTATAAATTTTTGTTCTGAAAATGGTGAAATTTTGAATCCTATTTCTGTATTTATAAAACAAAATGATTTCAAGCTATACAGCAGACAAAGAAGTAGTAATTTAAATTTTTATGAATATTCAATTTTTAATAGAGAGTTAGTTAATTGGTTTAAATCTATTGGTTGGGATATAACAAAAAAATCTAATCATAAAGTGATTTGCGATTCTGTTTTAAAAACATCCAGTATTGAATTATGTGCATTAATAGGAGGGTTATTTGATGCTGATGGCTATGCATCTATATCTAAAACTTCAAATAAAGTTGGATTAAAAAATACTTCTTTGCAATTACTGCGTCAAATTAAAATGATTTTAAATAATTTAGGCATATCATCTTATTTAAGACAATCAGGAAAAAATAATAATAAACCTTATTATGATTTGATGATTTCCAATGATTATAAATCATTAAAATTATTTCAAGAAAAAATTGATTTTATTGTTGCTCATAAAAAACAAAATTTAATTTTAATAATTGAAAAAAGTTTAAAACGAAATTATCAAAATAATTTAGTACCAGATTTAGGAAAACTTTTAAAAACCGAAGGTTCTTTTGAAAAAGTTACAGGTAAGCGAGGTAATTGGGGTAAATCATATTCACAAAATGAATTTAATAAGTTATTGAATATAAGTGATAAAACTAAACAAATAATTGAAAATATTAAAAAAGAAGGCATCGTCTTTTCTAAAATAAAATCTATAACCAGTTGTAAAGTTGTTTCTGTTGATATAACAGTTGATAATGAGGAATGTTATATTGGCAATGGAATTGTTCATCATAATTCACGCGGCATGAGCAAAAGCTACACAACTGGTATTTATGCTGTATTAGATGCTATTTTAAATCAGGGAGTTGAAACTGGCATTCTGTCTCGTTCATTTCGTCAGTCAAAAATGATATTTAAAAAGATAGAAGATATTGCCGCCAAGCCAGAAGCTTATCTTTTAAAACAATGTATAACTAAAGTATCTAAATCTAATGACGAATGGATTATGGAAATCGGTAAAAGCAGAATTCGCGCTTTACCATTAGGTGATGGTGAAAAACTTCGTGGTTTTCGCTTTCATAGAATTATTATTGACGAGTTTCTACTCATGCCAGAAAGAATTTATAATGAAGTTATAGTACCATTCTTGTCTGTAGTTCAAAATCCTACTCAACGTGAAGAATTATATAATCTTGAAACACAACTTATTGCAAAAGGTGAAATGACTGAAGAAGATAGACATATTTGGCCTAATAATAAATTAATTGCTTTATCATCGGCATCATTCAAATTTGAGTATCTTTATAAATTATACGAACAATATGAGAACTTAATTTTTAATCCTAAAAATAAGGAAAAAACAAAACGTTGCATCATGCAGTTTTCTTATGATTGTGCGCCCCTCCAACTATATGATCAGAACCTCATAAACCAAGCAAAAGCAACAATGAGCGAATCTCAGTTTTTGCGAGAATTTGGAGCGCAATTTAGTGATGATAGTTCTGGTTATTTTAAAATATCTAAAATGGCTTTATGCACAGTTCCAGATGGTGAGTTACCATCTGTGGAAGTATGTGGAAATCCAGAAGATGAATATATATTAGCGGTTGACCCTTCATGGTCTGAAACAGAGTCGTCAGACGATTTCGCTATTCAAGTTTTAAAATTAAATAAAGAAAAACAAATTGCTACATTAGTTCATTCTTATGCTTTATCTGGATCTTCTTTAAAAGATCATATCAAATACTTTTTATATCTATTGCAGAACTTCAATGTTGTTGCTGTATGTATGGATTATAATGGTGGCGTTCAATTCATGAATTCATGTAATGAAAGTGAACTATTTAAAGATGCTAAGATTAATTTAAAAGGTATTAATACTGAATTTGAGCGTCCTGAAGAATATGCTCAAAATTTATATTCTGCAAAATCTGAATATAATAAATCAGATTACAAATACGTTTTTCTTAGAAAACCAACTTCTAACTGGATACGTTTAGCAAATGAATTGCTGCAAGCAAATTTTGATCATAGACGTATTTATTTTGCAAGTAGAGCTATTGATGATAATTTTAGAAGTCAAACTAAAAAACAAATTGGTATAACTGATCTGAAATTCTCTAACGCTTTGGACACAGAAAAGGAAAACGAAGAAGCTAAAATGATAGACTTTGTAGAACATTTGTCAGATATGATAATGCTTACTAAAACAGAATGCGCTTTAATACAAATCACAACTTCAGCACAAGGTATGCAAAATTTTGATCTTCCAGCTAATTTAAAACGTAAATCTGGTCCCGATAAACCAAGAAAAGATAGTTATTCTGCATTAGTATTAGGTAATTGGTTATGTAAAGTGTTTATTGATATCAATAATACTCATGTTGAAGATGTTACTGAAACTTTTGAACCAATTTTTATTGCTTAAAGTTAAAAAGTCACTTTCAAAGTAACAATGTGTAACTATAATTAACATGAGTCGTAAATATAATAAAAGGTCAGATTATTGGAATAAATTTACAAAAGCTAATGAAGGGCAAACCGCACCTTTGGATGCTTTGTTGAAAGATTATTCTGAGCCATCTTTTTCAGGCGATCCATTTTACGAACAAAGCAAAGCTTCAAGTTACGAAAGAACTGGAACAAGCGAAACAACTAATTTACGCAGAAATCTAGCATATGTTGGACCTAAAATTTATAAATACGGCAACATCAGAGAAGGTTTGTTGCCTTTCGAGTTTTCTATAAATGGTTATAACATTAGAGATGCTATAGAATTATGTCAAAAAGCATATGCAAACGTTGCTATCTTTAGAAATGCAGTTGATATCATGTCAGAATTTGCTAACGCTGAAATATATTTAGAAGGTGGAAGTCAAAAAGCAAAAGACTTTTTTACTAAATGGATGAAGTATGTTAGACTTTGGAACGTTAAAGATCAATATTTTCGTGAATACTATCGCAGCGGTAATGTTTTCTTTTATAAAATAAATGCAAAGTTTGAAATAGATGATTTTCAGAAGATTCTTGAGACATATGCGTCATACGATGGCTCATCCTACAATACAGACATTAAATTATACAATTATCCAACGCCATATGATGTTAAAAATTTAATTCCTGTTCAGTATATTCTTTTAAATCCATTTTATTTAACTACTAATCATACGAGTTCTTGGAAACAAGTTGTTTATCAGAAAATACTTTCTGAATATGAATTAGAAAGACTTCAGAATCCAAAAAATGACCATGATAAGATGGTTTTCGAAAGTTTAGATGATGCAACTAAAGAAAAAATAAGATTAGGTCAATGGGCTAGAGACGGTCTTAAGATTCAATTAAATCCTACGGATATTATTTATTCTTTTTATAAGAAACAAGATTACGAACCATTTGCTGTACCTTTTGGTTTCGCAGTTCTTGATGATATCAATTTTAAGCTTGAAATGAAAAAGATCGATCAAGCTATTTGTCGCACGATTGAGAATGTGATTTTATTAATCACGATGGGTACAGAACCTAGTAAGGGTGGTATCAATCATAAAAATATAAAAGCGATGCAAAGTCTTTTGAGCAACCAATCAGTTGGCCGCGTTCTTGTTGCTGATTATACAACAAAAGCTGAATTCATTATTCCAGACATGAATAAAGTTCTTGGTTATGAAAAATATAAAATTGTTAATGAAGATATTAAAGAAGGATTGCAGAATATACTCATTGGTTCTGAGAAATTTGCAAACACAACAGTTAAAGCTCAAGTATTTTTTGAGCGATTAAAAGAAGCTAGAAAAGCTTTCTTAAATGATTTCTTACAGCCTGAAATGGAATTAATATTCCGTAATTTAGGCTTTAAAGGTAAGTGTCCTATAGCTAAATTTGAAGAAGTTTCTATTAAAGATGAAACTCAATTCAATAGAGTTGTTACTCGTATGATGGAGTTAGGCATTCTACCTCCAGAAGAAGGTCTTAAAGTTATTGAAACAGGTATTTATCCAACTCAAGAAGAGCTTGCTTCTGCTCAAGAAAAATTTGTACAAGAAAGAAAGAAAGGTTATTATAATCCAATTGTTGGCGGTGTTCCAACTATTGCTCCTCCTCTACCTGATATACCAACTGGATCTGCCCCCATAAAGAAAACATCTACACCTACTGAAAAAGGTCGTCCATTGGGATCTAAAGCTTCAGTATATGCAAAAGATGCTATTGCTAAAGTTATGGATAAAACAAAAGATCTTTATTCAATTGTAGAAGCTGGGCTTAAAAAGAAATATTCAAAAAAGACATTAAATACAGAACAAAAGAAATTAGCTCAAGGAATTTCTGAAGCAATTATATTAGGTTGTGAGTCTGATAAATGGAATTCTATCGCTGTTGATGTTCTTAATGATCCAAATAAATTAGATAAACTTTCTATTCTTTCTGAGATACAAAATACAGCAAGTGAACATGATTTAGACAGTTATGCTGCTGGTATTTTATATCACAGCACTAAATATTGTGTGTAAAATCTAATAATATGTTCTTATATAAAACAAAATTTGATAACATAGTTACGGCTTCTTTAAATTTTGATAAAAATATTTTGCTATCTCAAGCTTCATTGGAGCCATTAAAAAGTATAATACCTTCATCTGTTAATTTAGAAACTAACATTGATCTAGTCGGCGCTGCATTTAATGCTGCCGTTGTTAATCGTTTTAATAAAAATGGAGATGGTATTGATACGAATACTGCTATTGCATTTAAGAAATATTTTATACACAAACCAACAAATATAGAACATAAAAAGCAAAGAGTAGTTGGACATATCGTTAATTCTGCATTTTCTTCATATGGTGAAAATAAAATATTATCAGATGAAGATGTAAAAAATAGTTTAGACCCATTTAATATAGCATTAGCCGCTGTAGTTTATAAAACTGTAGATCGTGATTTTGCTGATGCTCTAATGGATTCAAATGATCCTGAGTCAGCTTTATATGAGAAAATAAGCGCAAGTTGGGAGATTGGTTTTAACGAATATTTTGTAGCAGTCGGCAGTACTGATTTAAAAAATGCTGAGATTATTACTAAAAAAGAACAAATAGATGAATTTAAGAAATATTTAAGAGGCTTCGATGGTTCTGGATTCATGAACGATGGAACGCCTGTTTATCGTTTAGTTACTGGTCGTATTTATCCTTTAGGTATTGGATTTACTACTAATCCTGCTGCTGATGTTCAAGGTGTTGTAATTGATGATGGAACATCTGCTGTTAATAATGAAAACGATGAAGAGAATGAAATGGAAACAGATGAAGCAGAGAGTTTTGAGGTAAACTCTATTGATTTACTTAGTATTAATAATAAAATATTTTCACAAATTATAAAAGATCCTGTAAATATAACCAAAACTAAAATTATGGATTTAGAACAAATATTATCCGCATTAAAGACTGTTCTTGCTGAAAAGCAAGAGTCTGTCAAGTTTAGTGAGGAAGCTGTTGCTTCAATTTCTGCAAAAATAGCTGAAAGCATTAAACTTAAGAATGACGAAATCAAGCTTGAAATGGAGAAGGCTGAAGTCGCTAAGGCTGAAGCAGTCGCCCAAGCTGAACAATTCAAGAAAGATCTTGAAGAGAACAATCAAAAACTAGCTGAGACTGCCGCTAAGTTGGCAGAGCTACAAAACGCTATTTCCGCTCAAGCCGCTCAAGAACTTTATAGTTCTAGAATGGCTAATTTGGATAGCGAATATGATTTAGATGATGTTGATCGTAAGTATCTAGCTAATGAAGTTTCTACAGTAGCTAATACAGACGAAGCTTTTGCTTCATTTAAAGAAAAGATTGCTGTTCTATTTAGACATAAGAACAAAGCTTCAAAACAAGATCAAGATAAGATTTTCCAAGAGCGTCTAGAAGCCGAATTGGCAAAGAGAATGGGACAAGTTAAGACTCAACCTGCCGAAACAGTTCAAAAGACTGTTGAAGTTGAAACTGCTTTAGCTAATGCAAAGCCTGAAGAGTCCGCTGTTCTTACTCAGTCAGTAACTCCTTCAGAATCAAAAGTCTCTTGGAAGGAAAAGTTAGGAAAGGCTTTTAGTAAAGAAAACATAACAGTTAAATTTTAAAAATATATGTCACTAAGATTATATCCATTCAGACAATATAGCGACGTTGATGTTATCAATATGTTCGCAAGCGACACAGTTGATGCCACCCCATCCACAAATGGCAATGGTTCAGCCGGTGTTTTCGTTAAGGTATCTGCTGGTAACTTGGACCTAGATCCAATTCAATACACAGCTACCGATATCACAAATACACTTGGTAAAGCAGATTATCCTTTCTTGGGTGCTGCTCAATATCCTGCTGTACCTCTACAATTTACTGCGGCTACCGCTGGTGTTCCAGTTTTAGGTATTACGCTAAATCAGACCCTTAGTACAGATGAAAACGGTGAAAGACTTCTTTATAATCCTGTAAAGAGAGCTGAACTACAAGCCGTTCTTTCTGGACAAGCTGTTCCAGTCGCTACTCGCGGTATCTTTACTCTAGCTGATACTGCTATTGACTGGGTAGATGGTTCTATGACCGTTAATAACCACCTCGTTATCTCTGCTAATGCTGGTAAGGTTTCTGGTCTAGCCGCTTCTACCGTATCACCAATCACCGGAACTACCAGCATCATCGGTAGAATTCTTGGAACTGGTCAACGTGTTTCCCAGAATGGTAAGAGCGATTATTTCGCTGGTACTACTACTGGTAAGTACGCTCTCGTACAGATCGATTGTACTACTTCTTACGTTGTCTAATTAATTTAACTACCTTATAAATATGAAAATCGTTTTAAAGAGAACAGATGAACAAGTTGAGCTAATCAAAGCTCTAGCCTCCAGAAACCGTGAAGTAGCCTTCGACGCTCAAGTAGCTTTGGCTGAATTCATCGGTCCAGTTTTGGCTGAAGTTATCAACAATGCTCCAACTATTTCTAACTTGTTCACAAGTCTTCAATTCAATGCTGAAGATAATCCTTCAATTCCTCTCGACCTATACTATGACATCTTCGACGAGGATTATATTAAGGTCTATAGCCAAAGCGTAGCTGGCGGTCTTCCACAGAACGTCGTTCAGCCTCTCGCTTCAGAGCTAAAGATCGCTACTTATCGTCTCGACAGTGCTGTCGCTTTCGATAAGAAGTACGCCGCCAAGAGCCGTCTAGATGTAGTTAGCAAGTCTTTCACTCGCGTAGCCCAAGAAGTTATGCTAAAGCAAGAAAGAACTTCTGCTAACCTCGTAATGACCGCTCTAGCTCAAGCTTCAACTGGTAATGATAGCACTGCCGCTAATAATTATCACGTTTTCCGTTCTGCTGCTGCTGGTCGTTTCGTTCTTAATGACTTGAACAAGCTATTCACCAAGATCAAGCGTATCAACGCTTCATTCGTTGGTGGTACACCTTCTGGCGCTCGTAGAGGTCTAACTGACCTTATCGTTTCTCCAGAAATCATCGAAGAAATTCGTGGTATGGCTTACAACCCAATTAATACTAAGGGTAGTTTGACCACTGGTAACGCTGCAAGTCAGACAGCTTCAAACGCTCCTATTGCTGCAACTGATGAAATTCGTAATCAGCTTTTCAATCAAGCTGGTCTCCCTGAATTCTTTGGTGTATCCATCATGGAAATTCTTGAATTCGGTGTTGGCAAGAAGTTCACCACTATTTTTGATACAGTCGCTGGTTCTACAGCTTATGCTGACAACTATGCTGTACAAGCTAACAGTGGTACTGCTCAACAGTTCCTCGCTACTGAGCAGATCGTAGTCGGTCTCGACAGATCACGCGATTCACTAATTCGTGCTGTCGCTGTTGATGCTGACACTGGTTCCGAGTTCAACCTCGTAGCTGATGATCAGTATACTCTACGTCAGGGTAAGATTGGTTATTATGGCGCTTTGGAAGAGGGTCGTATGGTTCTCGACAATCGCGCTCTCGTCGGTCTAATTGTCTAATATATACTGTGTAATATTCAAGGCGCTATCCGAAAGGGTAGCGCCTTTTTCTATTAGAATATTTTCAATTTCGTGTAATATATTATATGGCTAAAAAATCCATTAAGAAACAACCTACAACAGAACAAGTTCAAGAAGTCAAAGCTTCTGAGCTAGATAATTTGCAATTAGCGGATGGAAAAGTTCATACAGATCCAGATATTGAAAAGGTAAAAAAGCTTGAAGAAATTCTAGGCATCAAGAAAATGAATCCTTTTGGTACATCTAATATCGATGTATTTAAGGAAAAATTAAGTGAAATGACAATTGTCGATTTGCAACATATGTGCGAAAAAGTAGGTATTTTTGCAAGTGGATCACGCCAGCAAATCAAGGAGAAGTTATTGCGTGAATTTAAATCTACTAATAAGGGTACAATATCAATGTTGGTACAAAATCCTTCTTTAGTTTTAGATCCAAATAATCCAAAGCATCAAAAAACTTTAAAAATTCTCCGCGAGATATAATATACATACAACCTAATTAATTATGGAGCAGACACAAAATAATCAAATTAATCTATCACAGGTATCAGACGTTCAACTAAAGGCGTTCGCTTATGATGAACTTGGTAAGATCGAAGTAGCGCAAGCTAATCTTCGAATGATCAATCAAGAGTTGGCGAATCGTGCTAAGGCTGCGTCAGGAGCTACAGCTAACGGAGTAGTTAATCCAGAACTACCTGTAGTTAAGTAAAGATTAAATATATTACACTAAACCCGCGCAATTGCGCGGGTTTTTTTATCACTTGATTTCAGTTAACGTGTAATTAAATACAAATGGCGACACAGTTATCAGTAATAAGAGGAGATACTTTTCCAACACAGACAATTACAGTAACATCTGCTAATTTGGATTTTTCTAATATTGTTTGTACAGGACAATTGCGTCCACATCCTGATGGTAATTTATTATATACATTTGTGCCAACTATTGTTTCAGGATTACCTTATACAGGAATTATAGAATTTAGTTTTCCTTCTTCCGTTACAAAAACTTTGCCGCCAATTAATTTATACGGAGATATACATTTTTATTCTACAGGAATACAAGATCGTACACTTTTCGAATTCAGATTAGAAGTTTTGCCTGATGTAACACAGTTATAAAATGTCAGACATAAATGTCAATACGTCGAGCAATGCTAATAATATTAATGTAGTTGTTAGCGGAGGCTCTAGTAGTACTGTTGTAGAAAGCAGTAATAATAATAATATTACAGTTTCATCTGTTGCGCCGCCGGGAAGCTCAACTAATATAATAGAAAGAGGACCGCCAGGAACTTCAGGAACAAGTGGCACATCAGGGACAAGTGGCACAAGCGGTACATCAGGATCTTCAGGTACTTCAGGGTCTAGTGGAACTTCAGGATCAAGTGGAACAAGTGGTACATCAGGTTCTTCTGGAACATCTGGATCATCAGGTATAGATGGAACTTCAGGTTCAAGTGGAACAAATGGAACTTCTGGATCAAGCGGGACATCAGGAACTTCTGGAACATCAGGATCAAGTGGAACAAGTGGCTCTAGCGGGACAAGCGGAAGTTCTGGTATCGATGGAACATCTGGTTCTTCAGGAATAAATGGAACTTCTGGATCAAGCGGGACATCAGGAACTTCTGGAACATCAGGATCAAGTGGAACTAGTGGATCAAGCGGGACGAGCGGAAGTTCTGGTATCGATGGAACATCTGGTTCTTCAGGAATAAATGGAACGTCAGGGTCTTCAGGAATAAATGGAACGTCTGGATCAAGCGGGACATCAGGAACTTCTGGAACATCAGGATCAAGTGGAACTAGTGGATCAAGCGGGACGAGCGGAAGTTCTGGTATCGATGGAACATCTGGTTCTTCAGGAATAAA